AACTCACCACCATGTGACGCTTGGTCACCGAAGGTGAATACCAGATTTCCATCTTCCGTCCTCACGACGAATGAATTGTGTTCTGTGTTTGCTGTGGCCTGGAAGTTGAATCTCTGCACACTAGCCACTGAGGGTTCGATCTCAACGTCCCACTTGACGCCCTTGAACTTGACCGTCTTGAGTTTCTCGTTGATGATCTCGGCGTTCATGAACCTGTAGTCGTTCTTGAAGTCACCCTTTTCATTCTCGAAATGGATTCCCGTCGGAACCGTTGCGCCGTTTCTCTCACCGGACAACACTGTTATGTTCGCCTTCTCCTTGTACTCCGGACACTTCAGGTGGATGTCCAGTTTGCCCATCTGTGGCATTCCGAACGTACCCGTCATCTCCGGTTGTGGTTTGTGGAAAGACCCCTGCAGGATCACAGATCTGTCCTCGGCCATTGAGTCGATTGAAGTTTCCTTATCGTCCCCAGTGATCTTGACCAGATCCAAGAATCCCAATCCATGCGTGTGTTTAACGATGTCTTTTAAGATGTCTATCATAATGTTCTAATTGTATATGATATTTAGGTCTTAGTCTACGGTTATTTCAGAAACTTTGTACACAACTGGATTTTGTTTACCAGGCTTGCGGAATATGGCGTAGTTGGCACCGGGACGGAATTGGTTCATCTCTACTATTTCAAATCCGGCACCTTCAATAGACAAACCCATAGAAGTTTTAGTGTTATAGTTCCAATACCCTCTTTTAGCATTTGCAAGGTCAATATCAAAGTGGCAATCTGCGTACTGTATAAAAACGTAACCACCTGGAATTAATACTCGACTGATATCGTCAAGGTACTGTCTGATGTGTTCTTGAGTAAAAAAAACAAAAGTGTCCCAACTGAACACAAAATTACATGAACCCGATGGTATATTATCACATGCTGTCCTGTCAGTTGTATAGAATCTCAGTAGTTTTTGGTTTGCTGGATGAAATCTCGCTCTTACTTTTTTTTCTATACCTGGCAGAATATCTAAAAAGAAGTTCAGTCTCCAGGTTCTAAATTCTTTTGAAAACATTCCACTGCCTGGCCCTATTTCAAGGCTATTGTAGAGATTAGTTCTTGAAAACTGGAATATCTTGGTTTGCACCATTCTATACAAACCTGTGTCTATTATGGGTTTTTGTATTTTTTGATCTAGATCTGCTTGAAACCATTTTGGAGTTTTATCAAGCCTGTCTATAATTTCGTTGTTATTGGCATCAACTGCTTCTGCTAGATCCTTTAATTTTTTCAAGTTCTGCTCAAGGATAGTGTTGAAGTCCTTGCCGTCCTTCAGTTTCTGTAATTTCTCTATCAGCAGTTTGATTTCTTCTATGCTCAGCATATGTTTATTTAGAATTCGAATAGTTTGTTGAACGTGTTCGTGGTCTCAGTTGACTGCACGTCCCAATCTAACACGCCAATAAGGTTGTCTATCTTCTGGTCTAGTATGGTGCTCTCCATCGCTTCGCTGTCGAAAGGCAGTTCCTTGAACCATTCTGGTATACGCAGTTCATCCACTGGATACGCTATCGATGTGTAACCAAGTGGGTTAGACTTGAGTTTACACACTATGACCTTTGCTCCGTCTGTTATGGGCATGGAGTACTTGTCTCCATACATTTCCCTACAACGGTTCCAATTCATACTGGCTCTCACATGTCCCGGCATGTTGGTCTTGCCCTTCTTGTTCTCTTCCTCAGTGTACTTGGTCATGTTGTTAGCCCTCTTGGGTGAACCCTTCTCCCATCCTGGCCTTGATTTAAATTCTGCCCTGAATTCACTTATTTTTTCAAGCACTTCTGCTTCTGTGTTGCCCGTCAGCACCATGTACAGCAGGTCACTCAGGAAGTCCTGCACGAACACCGGGGTGTCTGATCGCTTGAGGTCCAGGCCCATGGCCTTGACCTTGCCCGCCTTGCCTTCCGTGTCCACGCGATTGCCTTCCTTGTCGTAGTACAGCACCGCGTACCTCTTCTTGGTTATGAACAGTCCCTTGCTGGCGACTAGTTCTCTTCCCGCCGCTATCACTTCTCCCCGTGTGCTCGGTGTATGGAAAGCACGGGTCATGAATGCCTTGAATGATCCATTAACCTCATCTGCTATTTTATCATATAACGCCACTACCGACTCTTTGGTCCATGGTATCACACCTTCGTCGATCTCTTTCTTCAGCGTCTTGTGTGCTGTGAAATAAACCGAGTCTGTGTCACCATACACCACGCTCTCGCCCTTGTGGTCATACTTGCCCGCCACGATCTCATTGACCTTGCTGGCCATGTGCCTAGTTATACATCTGCCCGTCAGCGTCACACTCTGTCCTATCCTGATGTCAAAGAACCTACAGCCTGGGTTCAGGATCGCACCATACAGACTGTTCAGGTTGATCTTCTTGACCAATTGCCTCTTGTCCCAGTACTCCCTTTCGATCTCGTTGTCACCACAGTCACGCATCTTCTGTTGCATCTCCTGTCTCTCCGCGTACCAACGTTTCAACAAACCTGGAATGATGGCCTCGTACTCGTATGTGAATATGGTTCCGTTCGCACTGAGCATCCATTTGTTGTTACCGTCGAATATCACATCATACAGTTGTGCCGCACTCATACGCACACTGGTCTTGTCTTCCCAGTCCACTATGATCTCCGTGCCCTTGTCCTGTTTCATCACTGCTTGGTACTCCCATGATCCGAACTGGCTGTCCCATGCGGCCGCAAATGACTTCTTGGCGTGTTTGGCCCTGTTGATCTCTGCCGAAGTTATTACAGGCCTTATCTGTCCCACTATGGTTTCTGGTCCCATGTTCAAGGCTCGGATCACACTAGGATACAGTGAGTTGATGTCAATAGAACCAATCCAATCATGTATGCCCTTCATTGGGGTTGCCACGTATGCTCCAGCGGCCGGTTGGTTCTCCTCACCTTCCTTCTTGTACTTCCTGCCGGGCACTTGCATGCCTCTCCTGTGTGCCTCGTTCACAATGGCCTGTTCTGTGACCGCCACTGCGCCCATCGTTGTCTGTAGTAGCACGGTGTTCTGGTGTGCTATCTCGTTCGCGAGTTCTATGAACTTCAATTTCTTCTCCAGTTTGGCCAGCAGTGCCGTGTCCTGCCTGTTGTATTCTATGAACAGGCCAAAATCGTTCTTGTACAGGTTGTCCAGTGAACCCTCGTAAACGGTCTTCTTCTCACCCAGTTCGTGTTCACCTATGGCATCTAGTCTGAAACTGTGTCGCTCCTCGTATGTGTACTTCCTGTACAGTTCCAGCAAGTCCAAGTGCACCCTTCCGACTAGATCAAAGCTCAACTGCTCTCGACCATACTTCTCGAACACCCTCTTCTTGGGCTTCTCACCCCAGAAACACAATCTCCTCGTGTCGTCTCCACTTAAAACTTTCTGTATCCTGCCCACGGTGTAGGGAATATCGTATCCCTCCGAGTTCCATCCACTCAATATGTCAGCGTCCTCTACAAGTTGTAGGAAGGCGTCCAGCATGTCCTTCTCCTTCTCGAACAGCATGGTGTTGTCGAATCTCTTGGTGAGTTCCTCCGCGTCCTTCATGCTTATGGTCTTTGGTGGAACAGCCAGTGTGACCAGTTGATCCGTCCAGCTCATGTAACAACTTATGGCAGTTATGGGCATGAACGGATCATCTGTCGTTGAGTAACCACGATCTGGATCGAAGTCCACTTCAATGTCGAAAAACATCACGTTGAGTTTTGGCGTCTCCTTGCCCAGGTAGTTCTCCTCCAGGCACCTAAACACCGGATTGATGTCGTGTTCGTAGAGTTGCTTGTTTGATCTTATGCGTTGCTCTTTTATGAATTCCTTGTGTGTCTGGCACACCACTCTTTGCAATGGCTCACCCGTCATTCCCCTGTGCTTGCCTCGGGCATCAGGGTAGTAGAAAACGTACCTAGCATCATACTCAGTGAATATACGACCCTTCTTGGGATCACGCTCTACGACATAAATTCTGTCCTCGTCCTTTTTATATAATGCGTCTATGTAACTCATCTTACCACCAATAACTTGCTACGCCATAACCGTAGACATTTATGATTGAGAAGTAGCCAGTGATCATCATCACGAATGCCGCGTTCCTTCTGTAGGCGGCATAACATTGTGTGACTGCTCCTATAAAGAATCCAGGATAGATTATTGTCATGTCTGGATCTGCGGCCGTTATCGCAAGTGTTAGGCTGGCTCCCACAGTGAAAATGAAACTGACCAGTTCGAAATAGAACGCTGTGCGGTCACTCTCAAAACTACGAAGCCAGAATGATCTGACTTTCGTGAACATTAAAGTTTGCCGGCCGTGTTGAGTATGCTCTCCAGAGTGTCCATCTCGTCAGCGATGTTCTGGTAGTTGCCCTTGTGTGCGACTGATATCGCCTTGTTGATCAATGCTGGTTTGAGTTCCAGTTCTTCCGCTATTGCCTTGACTGTGTCTTTTAAACCACCTTTGAGATCTTCCACTTCGCCCAAAACCTGTGAGCCCTGTGAAATGATCTGGATTAGTTTCTGCTTCTCAGCATCATTGAAGTTTCTTACTGCCATTTGTTTCTCCTATTGTTTGTTTGAATTATACTACAAAATCAATCATACCGCAACTTATTTCTAGATTTTGATCGCTATGGCACCAACGAACACATGGTTCATCCAAAATTGCTGTATCTTAGTGAATCCAGCCCTCTGTAGCATTTGGTTTATCTCATGCCACTCGTTGGGCTTCAACATGTTTCTCAATTTCCTCTCCTTGTCTAGGATCTCATCAGCGGAGAATTTGTTGGACTTGTAATCATAAAAGTTGAAAGTGAACATTTCCTGGAATCTAGGATCAGAACACATTATCTTTTCTGAGAAGATGAATGCTCCTCCCTTGTTCAACCCATCGTATATGTTCTTTATCACACTGTAACGATCCTTAGTTGGCAT